CACCAGCAACGTACCATCAGACCTTGATCCAGGCGACGGCGGTTCAGACGCCAGTGCTTTGATTTTCGGCGATTTTTCACAATTGCTTGTGGGCCTTTTCGGAAGCCCAAGCGTGATGGTCGATCCGTACTCAGAAGGCGACAGCGGCAACGTTGTTATCCGCGTGATGCAAGAGGTAGACGTTGCTCTGCGCAACGGTGCATCTTTCGCAATCACTGATGAGGTATCAACTGCCTAATCTTAGGTGGGGCGGCTTTCGGGTCGCCCCATTTGCCTCCACATTTAGGGGATTATGATGAGAGTTAAGATTACTGAAAAATGCTATACCGGCACCCAAGGCAACATGTTTGCAGGTGAAGAGCATGACATTGATGAGCGCATCGCTGAAAAGCTGATTGCGCGTGGCTATGCTGAGCCGGTCAAAGAGAAGAAGGCGGCAAAGCCAAAAAAGAAACTGATGGATCGTGCTTTTGGTGCGAGTGATCTGGATACTCCAGAGGACGAATAATGGCCGTTGAGAGCGCTGATGATCGTGCAATATTTGTCAATGTCGATGATTTCGGCGTTGCGGCGACTTACACGCCATCAGGCGGCTCTGCATCTACCGTCAACGGCATATTCGACAATGACTTTGTTGAGGTTGATGCGGGTGGCGGGGTCGCTGTTGCTTTGCAGCAGCCTCGATTTCACTGCCGCACAGCCGATGTTTCAAGTGCGGCTGAAGGTGACGCCCTGGTTGTCGGTGGCGTCAACTACACGATTAGGATCGTTCAAGACGATGGCACTGGCATGACGATGCTGGTATTGGAAAAAGACTAATGGCGCATGTCCGAAAGCAAATCAGAGACGCGATTGTGACTGCGACAACTGGCCTGACAACTACAGGCTCAAATGTTTTTCGCAGCCGGATCTATCCGCTGGAACAAACTAAACTGCCTGGGCTTTGTATTTTTACAAGGTCAGAGACGGTTGAATTTGATACATTGACGATGGCTCGGTCAATCAACCGGGTGCTAGATGTAATGATTGAGGCGTATGTGTCGGCTACTACTAACTACGACAACACGCTTGACCAGATTGCTGTTGAGGTTGAGGAAGCCTTAGCAGCTGACGTGACGCTTGGGGGCCTGTCTAAAGATTTGCAGGTCACAGCGTTTGAAGCGGATTTCAGTGGTGACGGTGAACAGCCGGTTGCGATTGGACGCTTTACCGTGACGGTGCAATATCGCACCTCAGAAACTGATGTTGAAACTGCCGCATAGGAGACTAAAATGGCAACATTCAAAGGCAATGATGGCACGGTAAAGTCCGGCTCAAACGCCATCGCAGAAATCATCTCATTCACAGTGGATGAGACGGCTGACACCATTGAGGACACCACAATGGGTGATGCCGCCAAGACTTACGTTGCGTCATTCAAAGATGCCACAGCTACTGTTGAGACATACTTTGACGATACAGACACGACCGGCCAGGGTACATTTACGGTTGGCTCTAGTGTGACCTGCAATTTCCAGATGGAAGGTGACACCACTGGTGACCATCTTTTGTCAGGAACTGGCATCATCACTGGTCGTTCAATCGGCGCAGCTGCTGATGGTATGGTCACAGCGACTTACACAATCCAGATCTCTGGCGGTCTGACTGAGGGTACTGTTGCGTAATGTCTCTTGGCAAACAGATATCTGATCGCCGTAATAAACAGCGCCGCGTTATCGAGGTCCCTGAGTGGGGCGAAGATGACGCGCCGCTGATTATTTATGCGGGTCCAATCACCGCAGGCGACATCAACAAAATTCAGCGCAAGCACAAGAATTTTCTGAATGATACGAGCATCGATGGAATGGTCGATATGATTATCATGAAGTCAGAAGATGCAGACGGTAAGCGTTTATTTACGCTTGAGGACAAAGTGCACTTGATGGCTGAGAAAGTTTTCGTAATTGCTGACATTGCTGGCAAAATGTTTGGCGACAATGACAGTATTGAGGAAATTGAAAAAAACTAAAGAGCGATCCGTTTCGGCTAAACGTTTTGGCCCTTGCGGATCGGTTACACAAGACCCAGGCAGAGATAGAAGAGCTGACACTATCTGAGATCAACGAGTGGTTCGCTTATTTTAGGATTATAGAAAATGGCCGTAACTCCGATTAAAATTCCTATTACCGCCGTTGATAAGACCAAAGCAGCCTTTGCATCTGTCAGTAAATCTCTCAGCGTCATCAGAAAATCTTTGTTTAGTTTCCGCGCCGGGATTGTTGCGGCTGTTGGCGCTGGTGGGCTTGGCCTGTTGGTCAAGTCATCCCTTGATAGCATTGACAAGATTAGCAAGATGTCCAGGACGCTTGGTATTGCTGTCCCCGACTTGCGAAAACTTGAACATGCAGCGGAGCTTTCCGGCGTTCAACTAGACACCTTAGCGCGGGGCGTTCGCACCTTAAACAAGGGCGCGATTGACTTTGTGCAGCGCGGCAGTGGCGAGGCCAAGGATGCCTTTGAGGCGCTTGGAATTACTGCCAACGATTTGAATGGCGTGCTGGGGGATCAGTTTGCTGTCCTGGAGTTGATTGCTGATCGCTTTACTAACGTCAAAAATTCAGCCGAAAGATCTTCAATCGCTCAAGAGCTATTTGGCGGCCGGGCATCTGACTTGTTGATTGTTCTTGAAGAGGGCGGCGAAGGTTTGCGCAAAATGGGCGAAGAGGCTGAGACGCTTGGCCTTGTTTTGTCCACAAAATCAGCACGCGGTGTTGAAGAGGCAAACGATGCCTTTACGCGCCTTTTCAGCTTGTTCAAGGGGATCACAGACACTGTGACAGCATCCCTCGCTCCGGCTTTTCAGCATCTAGCAGACGCCGCTAGGAACGCCCTTATTGACAAGATTGGCAAGGATTTCAAGGACACTCAGAACTTTGGCAAAGAGATGGCCAAAGCAATAATCAATGCGTTTAAGCAGATAACCCTGGGATTTCAAAATTTCTACAATGACATTGTTCAAGGCGTAAATAGTTTGCGCCGTTCTCTTTTTGACCTCAAAAAAACGTTTAGCTTTGAGACCGAACAAAAAGACTTTGATGAGCAGCTGGGCAAGATTAAGAAGAACTTCGAATTTTTTAGCGATGCAGCTAAAGAGTCTGGATCTGATGCTCAAGAAGCAATGAGGAAAGCCGCAGAGATATTAAAGCCATTAATGGATGGCGCTCAGTTGACCTCTGAAGAAATAAAAGGAATGGCAAACGCCCTGAAAGATGCGGCAAAGGGGGCTGGCACTGTAACATATCCGCTGACAAATCTTGCCCATCTTACTGATGAGCTTTCTCGCCGCACCAGCAATATGGGTGAGGAGTTTGTTGAATTTGGCAAACTGAACCTCAATCTTGGGAGTACATTTGATGACTTGATTGCGTCTCTTAATGATACATCTGGCGGCGTTGATAATGTTGGCAATAGTGCAGAAAAGGCAGGGCTGTCGATAGCTACGCTGACTGATATTTTGCTGAGCATCCCGCCATCGCTTGAAGATGTAAATGAGACGTTTGACAAGACCCTAATGTCAATGAAGGATGTCCAGCTGAATGGCGTCAATGCCCTTGAGGATGCGCTGTTGTCATTGGCAAACAGAACCGCAACGGTTAAGGACGCTTTCAAATCAATGGCCAGGTCCATCATCAATGATTTGATGCGGATGGCAATTCAACAAAAAATCACCGGGCCTATTGCTCAATCCCTGGGATTAACCGTAAAAGGGCTGGCGACTGGTGGGCCTATGACTGGCGGTCGACCTTATGTGGTCGGCGAGCGTGGCCCTGAGATTGTGGTGCCGAATACAAACTCAAGGGTTGTCCCAAATGAACGCATTGGCGGCGGGGTTGTCGTCAACCAAACAATCAACGTATCAACCGGCGTGCAGCAGACTGTCAGAGCCGAGGTTATGCAGATGTTGCCACAGATCAGCAATGCCGCAAAGGGCGCGGTTCTTGATGCTAGACGGCGCGGCGGC